ATTCTATGATGTTTTGAATATTGAATTCAACTTATGGCCATGGATTAGAAATGTAGTAAAATATGGAGATTTCTTTTTGAAATTGGATATTGCTGATGAATTAGGGGTTATCAACGCTCGTCCATTTTCAAGTTATGAAGTAGAACGTTGGGAAGAATTTGATGAAATGACTGGTGATTATAAAATCAAATTTCGTCATGCATCAAGTCCCAATCTAATGTATGATGTGTTTGAAGTTGCCCATTTCAGAATGTTGTCTGATTCAAACTTTTTACCATATGGTAGAAGCATGTTAGAAGGAGCTCGTAAGGAATTTCAAAAACTAACGATGCTTGAAGATGCAATGCTTATTCACCGTATCATGAGAGCACCGGAGAAACGTATTTTCAAAATTGATATTGGTAATATTCCACCAAATGAGGTTGATACATTCATGGAACAAATCATCAACAAGATGAAAAAGATTCCACATGTTGATCAAAATACAGGTAATTATAATCTTAAATTCAACTTGAACAACATGTTAGAAGATTATTATTTGCCAGTTCGTGGAGGTCAATCATCCACCGCAATTGACACATTACCAGGAATGCAATTCACCGGAATTGATGATATTGAATATGTTAAGAACAAAATGATGGCTGGTTTAAAAATACCTAAATCATTCTTAGGTTATGGAGAAGCAGTTGAAGGTAAAACTACATTAGCATCTCTAGATATTCGATTTGCAAGAACAATTGAACGCATTCAAAAAATAGTTTGTTCAGAATTATATAAAATAGCAATTGTGCATTTAGCTACACAAGGCTATGAAAATGAAGATTTAGTTGGATTTGAACTAGAATTAACAGCTCCATCAATTATATACGATCAACAAAAAGTTGCATTGATGACTGAAAAAATGACACTAGCAACATCAATGAGAGATTCAAAATTAGTTTCAGACAAGTACATTTATGAATACATCTTTAATATGTCAGAAGAACAATGGCTAGAAGAAAGAACCAATGTTATTGAAGACTTGAAACTTAGATTCCGTCAAAATCAAATTGAACAAGAAGGAAATGATCCATCTGTAACGGGAGTATCATATGGAACACCGCATGACTTAGCTTCGATGCACATGAGTTCCGATGAAGTAGAAGAAAAAGATAAAGGTGGTCGTCCGAAAGAAGGAATTAAATTTGGTCAACATAAAAATGCATTTGGATGGGATCCTACGGGTAAAAAAGAAATTGACCAAGCATTTGATATTGACAATCAAAAAACAACATTTTTATCAGATCCAAGACGAGAACGCAAATTGAATCTTGCAGCTGAAAATGTTATAAAAGCATTAGAATCTAAAAAAATAAAACAACGTAACGTGATATTAGAAACATTGAAACCAGCATCAGAAAATACAAATTTAGATGCAGGGACGTTACTAGATGAAAATAATATTTTATAACATATTTATTAAAAAGTGTTGAAAAACTGATATGAAAAAATTAAAACATTCGAAATATAAGAACACCGGCATTCTATTTGAAATGCTCGTACAGAAATTAACATCAGAAACGTTAACGTCAAATAAATCAATAACGATTGATATCATTAAAAAATATTTCGGTAAAAGCACAGAACTTTCAAAAGAATTGCAATTATATAATACGCTTGTTAAAGAACAACACAAAACTGAAGCACGTGCATTGGATTTTATTCGTACCGTAAAAGATGCACATAAAAAATTGAATCGTGCTGTATTAAGTCGTCAAAAATACAATCTTGTTAAAGAAATTTCTGAAAATTTTGTTTTTGAGAATATGTCAAAAATTCATATCAATAACTATAAAACATTGGCATCAATTTACATGTTGTTTGAATATGAAGAATCAGATAATCCAAAACAATTGATGGAATGCAAAAATGCAATTCTAGATCACGCACTTTTAAGAGAACGTGTTAAACCAGAATCAGATCCAATATTGGAAACATTTGAAAAACAAGATAAAGATGTTCGTTTATTGACATACAAACTACTTATTGATAAATTCAACACAAAATATTCAAGTGCATTATCAGAAGGACAAAAACATCTATTAAACAAATATATTACCAATGTTAATGATACAGAAGCACTTCGAGAATATGTTCAGAAGATTATTCCTAGTATCAAAAAACAACTTGCTAAATCAGCAAAAACAATTGATGATAAAGTAACAAAAATCAAAGTTGAAAAACTTTCGGAAATGTTATGTAACGTAGAATCAATTAAAAAACTTAAAGAATCTCATATACTTAATTTAATGAGATACATGGATTTAGTTGATGAATTAAATGAAGTATGTGCATGAAATCATTCTTACAACAAATAGAAGAAGCATTCGAAGCAGTTGAAAAAACTAATGATATCGTTGATGATATTGCAAATCAACATGCAACCATCGATGATGAATTAGAAGAAGCATCTACTTCTGGAGGTGCTGGTGCATATATGACACCAAATGCATTTTCTCCTGCAGATGATGATACTGTTGAAGCATTAGGATATAAACGTGTTAAAGAATCAGTTAATACGCCACCATCATATCGTCCTGGACAATATCAAAGTCCCGAATCAGCAGAAGAAGAATGGAATGATAAATTTCCGTTTTCTACTAAAAAATGGTATAATGCAGCTATGCAATATCCATCCGTTGATATGACAGAAACACCTAGCAGAACTAGAAAAGAAGATGTTCCGAAAATGTCACAGCATCATGTATTAGCTGATATAGTAAATGAAGCAATGGAAACAAAATACGAACAACTTATTGAATCATATAGAAACTTTAAAACGGCATCTGGTGATACAAAACCTTCTAGCACTATTAAAAAAACTATAACGGAGATTGCACGTCGACTTAAAGAAATTGAAGATTCTGTTAATCATGCATCTCGTTTTAAAAATGAAGCGGGTGTTACATCATCTGCATATGGCCCGTCAACAACACGAGCATTAACAAAAATATCAGAAAGATTGATTAAAATATCAGAACGAATAAGAACGTTAGGGGAGTAAGATGTCAAAACAACTATTAGTAGAATTTATGCCATTCAGGCCAATTAGTTCATTGAATGAAACTAGCGGTGCTGCATTTGGAATTCCTGGGGGATTCGTTGTACAAGGTGTTTTGCAAAGAGCAGGATCGAAAAATCAAAATGGTAGAGTTTATCCTAAAAATATATTGATGCGAGAATGTCAACGTTATCAGCGTGAATATATTGATCAACACAGAGCATTAGGAGAATTAGATCATCCAGAATCATCAGTTGTTAACTTGAACAATGTATCTCACAATGTTTTGAAGATATGGTGGGATGGCGATGATTTGAAAGGTGCAGTACAAATACTTGATACACCATCTGGTAATATTTTAAAGTCTTTATTCAAAGCTGGTATTACGTTAGGTATTTCAAGCCGCGGATTAGGTTCTGTTAAAGAATTACGTAATGAAGGTGTTGTAGAGGTACAAGAAGACTTTGAATTGATATGTTGGGACTTTGTTTCTAATCCTTCAACACATGGGGCTTTTATGCGGCCTATTGGCATTAATGAATCAACTAATAAAAATATAGAACAAAATAAATACGCACGTGCAAATCAAATCATTACGTCGATTTTGTGCGAAGATGGAAAATGTAGGATATAACAATGGGACAGAAATTACAGATATTAAGAAATCTTTTAAATGAAGATAAAACTACAGTATTTAGTGCAGATCAACCACAACCTGTTAGTGCAGATGAAAAACGAGCATTCATGGAATCATTAAGACAGTTTTCTCAACTAGGAGAATCTGTTTATGGTCGTAACAATCTAGAAGAAATTACAGAACGGTTGAATCATATGGTTGAAACCGCTACACGCTTAGTTTCTGAATCAGGTGATATTACAGAAAAGATTGGTGGTTCTCGTCACATGAAATATATCAATGAAGCCATGAAAGAATTTAAAAAATCAGCTCAAGAAGTAGCAATCCATGAACGAAGAATGTCTGCAGCATATGAAGATATTGCAGAAGGACTTAAAAAATATTATGATATCGATTAATTTGGATTCATAGAATAAATTCAATATATTAAAGGTAAGTATGATGAATACACTTAAAAAATTATATAGAGACTTTTTTGGTTTAACAGAACAAGCTGCAAAAGCCCCGGCAGATCCAACTAAAGATGTTGTTTTATCGGCTGCAGATACAAAAGATCCAAAAAAAGTTCAAGCAGCACAAAATTTAGTGAAAACAACAAAAGGTCGCATTCATATTGAAGATGGTGTAGAACCAGAACTAGATGAAGCTAAACTAGATAATAGTATAACAGATTATCAAGGTGGTGTTGAATATGTAATCCTACAACCAGAAAATGCACAAGCAGTTGCAGATTCAATTCGCCAATGGGCTGAGAAAAAAGGATTTACAATAATCAAACAACAAATATCTAAATCAGGACGTGTTGGCTATTTTTATTTTAGATTAGGACAAGATCCGTCAGCAGAGTCACAAAAGATTCAAGGATATTTTGCACAACGACCAGAATTAAAACATTTTAGATTCAATGTTAGAAATCAAAAGCCAAA